GTTCTAGCTGCAAACCCTTTCGTGAATGCACTTTCACGCGAAATAGCAAGAGGAGATTGATATGTACAGCGTTCAACGCGTTGTTTCTGACGGCTCTCTGCAAGTGGTTGATTTGAGTTTCTACTACTTCGACCGCTCCGAGATTGCCGTATATATCAATTCAGAGCTTTACACCGACTGGCAATGGGCCAGCGACGTCGAAGATCGCATCATCTTCAATGAGCCTATCCCTGCTGGCATCGAGGTGCTCATCAAGCGTACCACTGACCTCAGCAAGCTGCGACACTACTTCAGCAAAGGCTCTGCCTTTACCGCTGAGGCTCTCGACGAGGACTTGCAGCAGGTGCTACATATCGCTCAAGAGGCTACCGAGGCTAACCTCTCTGGGAACTTCTACGCCGACATCAATATGCACGGACACCGCGTGCGCAATATCGGCCCTGCTGTGGATGATTCTGATGCGCTTACCTTGCGCCAGTACAAGCAGGATGCTCAGGGTGCTTGGCAAGCACGTGAGCGTGCCGTGCAAGCTGAGCAGAATGCTGCTGCTTCGGCTTCGTCTGCGGCGCAAAGTGCGACTAATGCTGCTGCTTCCGCAGCGTCTGCTGCGCAAAGTGCGACTAATGCCGCTGCCTCAACTTCGGCTGCGGCGCAAAGTGCGACTAATGCTGCTACCTCGGCTTCGTCTGCTGCTGCCTCGGCTACGGCTGCTGCCGCCAGCTTCGATGCGTTTGACGACCGCTACCTCGGGGCCAAGCCCAACGACCCGGTCACGGACAACGACGGCAACGCGCTGCAGGTTGGCGCGCTGTACTGGAACACCACCATCAACGAAATGCGCGTGTGGAATGGGTCGTCATGGCGGGTCGCCGTCGGTTCGCTGGTCGGAAACGCCGACACCGCCACCCGTCTCCAAACCGCCCGCACGATCACCATCGGCAACACCGGCAAGAGCTTCGATGGGGCGGCCGACGTGTCGTGGTCGCTGGACGAGATTGGCGTCCCAGCCAAGGACGGCACCGGTGCCACCGGCACTTGGGGCGTTTCGGTTTCTGGCAACGCCGACACCGCCACCAAACTCCAAACCGCCCGCACGATCACCATCGGCAACACAGGAAAGAGCTTTGACGGTTCCGCGGATGTGACGTGGACGCTGGCGGAGATCGGCGTGAATGCGGCAACAGAAACCGCATCAGGCATCGTCAAACTCGCCACCGCCACTGAGGCGCAGGCGCTCGCTAGCGCCGTCGTGGCTTTGACGCCTGCGCGGCTGGCTGATGCCTTCAAGGGTGAGAACCAATCGCTGTCCGCCAACGGCTATCAGAAGCTGCCGGGCGGGTTGATTATTCAGTGGGGAACCCGCGAAGGAGATGGCTCTGTGACATTCCCTATTGCATTCCCGAACGCTGTTTTTCAACTAGCATTTTCTGTAAATACCGCGACAAGTGGGGCGACACCATCTTGCAATACGCTTTCAACAACAGGCGCAACTTTTGATTGGGTCGGCATGACGCTGATTTCTCCGTTCCGCTACATTGTTGTTGGTTACTAAGAGGAGGAATAATGTTCTATTCCGCAACCACTGGCGGCTTCTACACCGCCGAAATTCACGGCGACAACATCCCTGGCGACGCTGTTGAGATCACCGAGGCCGAGCACGCTGCGCTGCTTGAAGGGCAGTCCCAGGGCAAGCTCATCGTGGCCGACGAAAGCGGCCACCCGATCCTGCAAGACCCGCCACCCCCGAGCCCAGAGCAGATCATGTCGCGCCTGGAGGCTCGCGTGCAGTCTTGGCTTGACGAGCAAGCGCGAGCGCTCGGCTACGACGACATCAAGTCGGCGGTCACCTACGCCGACGAGCCGGTGGTCCCGAAATTCCAACAGGAGGGGCAAGCGCTGCGCCGTCTGCGCTCGCTGGCATGGGCGCGGTTCTACGAAATCTTGAACGAGGTGCAGGCCGGGCAGCGCCCTATCCCGACGGAGGCGGAGTTGATCGCTGAGATGGAGGCGTTGAAGTGATCCAGATCAATGTTCTTGGCACTTACAGGAGGTGAAAAATGGCTGAGAAGAAGACCGCAGCTAGCGTCGCAGAGCTTGCTGAGCTGCATCGGCTGATTGCTGCTGCTCTCAAGCAGCGCATCGAGCAGGACATGCAGGATGGAGTTCCTACGGATGCCGCAACACTCGGTGCGGCTATCAAGTTCCTCAAGGACAACGCGATTACCGCTGACCCTGCTGATGCTGATGAGCTGCACGCTCTGCGCGAACGCCTCAAGCAAGCCGCCGAGGAACGGCAGCGTGCCAAGCTCAAGCAAGGCTCTGAGGCTATCAAGACCGGCACAGGGCCTGTGGCCCTCTTTCCAATCGACGAGGATGACTTCTGACAGGAGCTAGTATGAGCATGCCAGTTCAACTGCGTTTCAAGCACGCAGAACTTCTTGCCGAGCAATACGCTGACTTCAAGGACTTCGCTGCGGATGCAATGCGTTTCCTTGGCTTTTCGCTTACGCCAATCCAAGAGGACATTGCTGAGTACATGCAATCCGGTCCTCGCCTGCGTATGGTGATGGCTCAGCGTGGCGAGGCGAAATCGACGCTAGCGTGCTTGTATGCGGTCTGGCGGCTCATACAGCGCCCTAGCACTCGCGTCCTTGTTGTCTCGGCAGGTGAAGATCAAGCCCTCGAAGATGCTACGCTAATCGTGCGCTGCATCATGACGTGGGATATTCTCACCTGCCTGAGACCTGACAAGCAGCAAGGAGACCGCACTAGCGTAACCGCCTTTGACGTGCATTACGCACTCAAGGGGCTAGACAAGTCTCCAAGCATCGCTTGCGTCGGTATCACCTCGAACCTGCCCGGTAAGCGTGCTGACCTGCTGATTGCGGATGACGTTGAGAGCAACCGCAATGGTCTGTCCGCTACGCAACGCCAGCAGCTTCTGCAGGCCACCAAGGAGTTCTCCAGTATCTGTACGCACGGAGACATCTTGTACCTCGGTACTCCGCAGAGCAAGGACAGTATCTACAACACGCTACCGCAGCGTGGATTCGATATTCGCATCTGGCCTGGTAGGTATCCTACCGAGGAAGAAGAAAGCCGCTACAACGGGCGTCTAGCGCCCTGTATCGTCAAAGCCATGCAGGAGAACCCTGCACTGCGTACTGGTGGCGGTATAGACGGCTCTCGCGGACAACCTACTGACCCTCTGCGCTACACGGACGAGGAGCTGATTGAGAAAGAGCTGGACAAAGGGCCAGAGGACTTCCAGTTGCAGTACATGCTGGATACCTCTCTGGTCGATGCTGTGCGCTTGCAGCTCAAGCTCTCGGACCTTGTAGTGGCCAATTTCGGTGCGGATACCCTACCAGAGATTGTAGCCTGGCAAGCTGCTGCAAAGTACGAAGTAACCCTTGGGCCTGACTTTCCTGTGCCTGGTGCGAAAATGTACTACGCAGCCCCTAGCGAAAGCGCCTTTGTGCGCCCTAAAGACATCTGCATGTACATAGACCCTGCTGGTGGCGGTGCTGACGAGATCGGCTTTGCTGTAGCCACTGCAGTAGGTCCGTATGTACATGTACTGGATGCTGGCGGATTGAAAGGTGGCCTTACGCCAGAGAATGAGCAAGAGCTTGTTGAAGTTGCCAAGCGCAACAACGTTACGCGCATCAAGGTGGAATCGAACATGGGGCATGGCCTTTTCGAGACGCACCTACGCGCTATCTTCAACAAGCACGGTATGCCAGAGCTTGCTAGCAACATCAAGGGCGAGTACAGCACTGGACAGAAAGAGCGGCGCATCATTGATTCGCTGGTATCCAGCATGCAGCGGCATAGGGTTGTCGTGCATCAGCAGGTGTTCGCCTCTGATGCAAAGTACTTGAAGCAGCACAGCCTCGATCAGAGAGCGCAGTACAGCCTCTGGTATCAGATGGCGAACATCACTACGGACCGCAATTCTCTGCCGCACGATGACCGGCTAGAGGCTTTTGCAGGTGCGGTACGAGAGTTCAAGGCTGTACTCGATCAGGATGAGCACAAAGCCGCGGAAATGCGCAAGCAGCAGGAACTACAGAAGTTCTTGCAAGACCCTATGGGGTACGGGCTGGAAGTAGAACGCACAAGCGGCACTAGGGCCTTGCTGAAACGGCAAGGAAACCGTCCTAGCCCTGTTCGAGCTAGGCTTTGGAGATAACAGGGAAAGCCATGAATATCCTAGCTAGAGCCACCATAGCTGTACAGCAATCAACAAGCGACTTTCATAACTGGTGCAGTAACTTCTGGAGGGATACTTTGCAAAAGAATAGTACTACTTTGGCATATATCAGCTCATGGATTACCACTGCAATAGGTGGCCTTACTTTGCAAGAGCTTGCAATTTGGGTAGGTATTCTGAGTACCGCAGGTACATTCCTTTTGAATGCCTGGGTGAAGATAAAGGAGCAGAAAAGAAATGACGCTCGCTTGGCTGAGGAATCTCGCAGGGAAGCTGAGCGTCATGCTGCTTTGCTGGAGGCTATCCGAGACAGAGATAGGAAACTAGGAATCGACATTGACTAGGAGTAGCTATGTTCTCATTACTGAAAACGATTCTC